CGTGTGTCTCCTGGCATTTATCGCAATTCAAAAGGACAGCTTACTAACTCGTTTGGCCGTGTGATGGAGCGTAAACAGCCACAAGGTGGCACAATGGCTCAAGCACTTGCACAACAAACTGGAATGCAAGCCGCTCCAGTTGGCGCTATGCCTGATCAACAATCAATGGATGCCGGACAACAAGCGGCTGAACTTGCTGCTGACCCAGGAGCTTATCAGCAATACACAGCAGATATGCGAAATAAGCCTTATCCAATGGGACAAATGCCACAAGGTGGAATGTCTATGGCTGATATAAACAGATTTGGCATGGCAGATATAAGAAACATGCAGCAACAAGGGATGCAAGATGCCATGTTGCGATTTTCGCCAGAAGAGCAGCAAAGAATGCAAGCTAATATGCCTCAGAATTTAATGTATCAATATCCACCTGGACAAACTCCTAACTTTGGAGCTTTGTTTAATTACGGCCAACGACAACAGGAGCAACAGCAACAACCAAACTCAGTATCAGGATTGCTTCAGCGACGGTTTAAATAATGGCCTTTCAGGGATTTACAATGCCACCTCCTTATGGAGGGTTGGACCTAGTAAGTCCAATAGACAACATGGAGCCAACGTTTGCTCTGGAACTCGTTAATGTGTTTCCAGGTGCAAACGCTCCAACCGTTCGTCTTGGCTACGAGCAGTTTGCCAATATAGGTACTGCTACGCCTATTGTAACCCTGACATCACTACAGCTTAAAGATGCCACTACGCAGCTTATAGCGGCCACTGACAGCAACATTTACAAGATAACGACTGGCGGTGTGTCTACGTCAATTAAGGGCGCTACGACCGTTACAGAAGGTGAGTTTCAGACCATTACTTATGGCAATAACCTTTACCTGTGTAACGGGGTAGACAACGCTAAGGTCTATACCGGCACTGGCAATGTTATTGATGTGACCTTTACTGGCGTTACAACTGCCGACCTAATTAACGTTACTGCCTATAAAGAACGATTATACTTCGTAGAGCAAAACACAGCTAAGGTTTGGTATGGCGGTTTGCAGGTAACTGGAACAGCCGGAACTCCTGCCCTTACATCCTTTGACTTCCAGTACGTCTTTACCAAGGGTGGCTACCTGGTAAGCGTTGGCAGCTTTAGCACCAATACCAGCATGACCAGCCAGGACTACTTCTGGGCATGTAGCAGCGAAGGCGAGATAGTTTTCTACAACGGCACTTATGCTGGAGACCCTACATCCTGGGCGTTAGTAGCTCGGTATTACATTGGACGACCTCTTGGCTATAGAGCGTTTGTCAGAATAAACAATGACGTATGGGTAATAACTGAACAGGGAGTTGTTCCGATTTCTGGGTTGTTCATGTCAGACCCTGAAGCAGCGGTGCAAATCGTTAGCTATAAGGTAAACCCACTCATATCGGAATATGCCGCCATATCCCCGTTTGACCATCAGTGGTCAGGTTTCTTTTGGCCGCAAGGACGCAGGGTTTATATCAGCATCCCTACAACTGGTAACTCCTGCCGCTTCTTAGTTTACAGCATTGATACAAAGGGCTGGACTCAGTTTCAGCTCTACAATGACGAGCACGCTTTTAGTAGTTGTCTGTTCAACCAGAAGCCGTATTACGCATCTGCGACGGGTATTGTATGGAAGGGTGAGACAGGTCAGGCCGATGCTGTAACGGCGACTGAGAGCCAAGCCATAGCCTATAGTGGCCGGTCAGCGTTTAGCTTCTATGGCAGCCGGTCAAACTACAAGGCGTTTAAGGATATTCGACCAATCCTCAAGGTAAAGCGTGGCGTAACCCTAAACATTGGGTTGGACACTGACTTTAGACGAGCGCCAACTGTAACGGCAGTATCAACGCCTGCTGGTACCTTTACGCCCTGGGGCAGTCCTTGGGGCAGTCCCTGGTCGGCAGAGGTTGAATACGTCTTTGACCGATACGCCACTAAGGGTCAAGGTCATTGTGCCGCTGTACGATTTGGCGGTTCACTAAAGAACTCAACTATGCAGATACTAGGTTTCGAGGTCCGATACGATATGGGTGGACAGGTATAACTATGGCACAAGCACAAAATAGAAAAAACCGTGGAGCTATGGCGACAGACCCTAAGACACCTAAAACCTCTAAGCGAGGTAACTGGCAGTACAATGGCCAATGGGTTAACAAAGAAGGCTATAAGGTAGACGGTTACGGTAAGCCTCTCCCTGGTCAAAACAAGCCTTTTGTCCCTGCTAACAAGAATCCTTTTGCTCCTAAGGCATCGACTCCTACCACACAAGGGCCAGCAGCTCCTACCGCACAAGAAAACATTGAAGGTGGAATGCAAGGCTTAGTGCAAGAAGGCATAAATTACGCACGAGATTTTGACCCGAATACCTATCAGCAGCAGTATGAGCCTCAGTTTGAACAGGGTATGCAGCGAGCATACGACACGATTTACAATCAGTTTGAGCGTAAGAACCAAGAGCAGTTTGCAAGGCAAAACGAGCAATTACAACAAAGCCTTGTAGAGCGTGGATTAGATCCTAATTCGCCAGCATATCAAGCGTTGACTAAGCAGTTGGCAGAGCAGCAAGGGGCAGCTCGTCAGGATGCACAAAACGCAGCATGGCAGGCAGCACAAGGTTATCAGCAGCAGGGATACACTCAAGCAACTGGTACAGCTTTACTGCCTGGGCAAATTGCTAGTCCTTACCTTGAGCTTTATGGCCAAGGACAGCAGTTAGAGTTCACTGGCTCTGAGGCTGACAAACAGCGTCAATGGCAAGCACGGCAGAACCAACTTGAAATGCAAAACCGACTTGCGATTTCTAGGCGACAAGGCGGCGGTGGAGGTGGAGCAAATTCTGCGGAAGCTGCGTTGGCTGCGTACACTATGGGTCAGTATGGTAATCAAGGTCAGAACAGTGGGCAGTCCACTGGCAATGCCGTTGCAACTGGTGTGAGTCAAGGAGTGAGTCAAGGAATTATTGGTAGACTTAATCGACCGAGTTAACTATGGCAGATGAACTTACTAATGCATTAGCTGGATTACAGTATACGCCACTTGATACTGGTTATGGCATTGGCGCACAAGGTGTGGCTCAAGCACTTCCTACGCTGGTTAATCCATACGCAAGTCCATTACAGAATCTTGGCGTTACCCTTGGTGGTGCGTTAGTAGCGTCATTGCTTGGATACCAGGCGCAAAAAGAATCGTTCAATATGGGATTGCAAACCCAGCAGTACGCCAATCAAATGGCAGCTCTTACTACACCAGAAGCTCGTACGGACTTCTTGGCAGCTTTGCCAAGTGAAGCGATAAGTTCTGGCGTGGGCAGCAGACTTAGTGCCTTGTCTCGTGCGTTGGGAGCAAGTGAAACAGAACAGCGAATGGCAAGGGCCGCAAAACTTGCAGAGCTTACAACTGCTGCCGAGTTTAAGTTAGGTAGCTTAGGCCAGAAGCTAGAAGAACAAGATTTACGCAAGGCTGCTTTGCTGGCTGGAATCCAAGCTGGGAATATACCGACGGGATATGCAGACTTGTTTGCTGCTAAGCCATCTGCCGATCTTTCAGTATTGGATACGCTTAACGTCGATCCAGCAGCTAAAGACTATATTAGGACTTTGCCACCTGCTGAACAGAAAGAGCAGATAAGCAAGTTAGTTCAAACTAAGGCATCGCAAGAAGGGTCTGAAGTTGCCAAGGCTCAAAAGGCTGCATTTGAAACAGTAAAAGATTTAGAGAAAACCTTTCGTGACTTAAACGTAACTGCGGTAGAGCTAAAAGCCAGGGCTGGTATTCCAGGAGATCCGGTTGAGTTGGCAATGAGTAAACTTAAAGGCTCATTAGCGCAGCTTGCTCGTGTGTCAGGTCAAACATCTCAATTAAGCAATGTAGACCTTGAGCAGCAGCTTGCTTCAGTTATCGGCCCACAGTTGCCAATGGGCATGGGAGGAATATCCGGAAGTAGCTCTATAGCGGATCGAATCAAGGCTAAACTTGAAATGGGCAAGCGACAACTCGCTACAACGACAGACACTACACCTTCAGACGATGCAGCAAAGAAAACTAGAGCGGCGCAGTTACGCAGAGAAATAGATGAGCTTAAAGCGTTGTTAGCTCAAAGGAATCAATAATGGATGAAGAGTTACAGGCACTAGAAGCAGAACTGGCGCAGTTGCGAGCTGCTGTAAATGCTCCTGCAACTCCGACGGCAACACCAGATATGAGACCTGCCGTTGCTACTGGCGGTTTACTTAACCTTGGTGACATCCTTACGTTTGGCCAACTTAGCAAAGGCATTGCTGCGGTTCCTGCTATTGGTCGTGATTTTTATGGACTGGCTACGGGTGCTGAGCCACAAGATTACTACAGTCAAGAACTTGCGAAGGTAAACGCACTTAAAGATTTATACGCAGCAGAGCGAGAACGACAAGGTTTGTCTGGATTGGAAACCGCTCTTAGCTTTATGGCTCCTGTGCCTGCCGGTAAGGCAGAAGCGTTAATGTCCGTTGCTCGTCCTTTAAAAGAAGCTGGCTTAGGGTTAGCGGCTTATGGTGGTAGTGAATTAGGCGAAGCAACGATTGGTGGTACAGGTGGAGCTATTCTTGGAGCACTTGCTGCACCGCTTACAGCTCAAGGTGCTGTTGGCTTGGGTCGCAGAGCAGTTTCTACTTTAGATGAACCA